GTTAGTGCGCTCTTGAGCGAAGGGAGAGTCGGATGGGCCAGCAGCAACTCCCCTTCATGCCGCCGGTCGCCCGCTGCAACCGATGCAACGACCGGAAGCACAGCAACGGGCCATGCCCACGCTGCGGCTGCCCTGAGTTCCGGCTGGCTAAGAGTTGACCAAGTGCGCTACAGCGGCGAGAGACGCCCGCCACCCCCTCACTCGCGACCGCCGGCCGTGCCATTCTGCTAGGGAATCCCCCAACGGTTCCCGAGCAGGCCAATGCCGTCCTACCTTCGCGAAATTGCCGACGCTCTTGCGGCCAGCCTCAATACCGTGTCGTGGGAACTTTCGCCGATCACGATCGAGCGAAAGAACTGGGTCACGGTCGACATCGAGGGCATGGCGAACCCCGTGATTTACGTCACGCCGGGCAACGCCGACGTGCAACGCATCGGTCGCCAGCAGAGCCAGATCGACTACACGGCCCACATCTTCATCGGCCGCCACGTCTCGACCGACCAAGAGGTCGACCAGATGATCGACCTGGCCGGCGAGGTGCTGCTCCAGATCCGGGCGCATCAGTGGGTCGACGCGGACGACTGGCCCGGTGGCGTCACGAGCCCCGAGAGCTCGAATATCGAAATCAACCCAGACGACGCTCTCAACGACCGCAACGTCTGGCGGGCAGTCATCACGGCTACCTACCGGGTGCTTGAGAGCGACAATCTCCCGGTGGGGTGACGCATGGCTAGGGCGAGCCGAGCGTTTATCCGCCCCGGCATGATCGGCGGCAATCGCCGTGAGTTGTCGGCTGGCAGTCGGGGAGAGCTCGCCTTCCGCGTGAAGGTTCGCGGCAACTTCTTTGACCGTCCGAAGATTCGCCGCATGGTCGACGATATGACCTATCGGTCGCTCTACAACGCCGGGTACGCCGTGAAGCAGGCGGCAAAGAAGGGCATCGGCAGTGCGGCCCCCAAACAGACCAAGGCCGGAAACAAGGCTGTCGGCTCCGGGTCCGTCGTCGAGTTCCACGGCGGTCTCTACCGCGACCTGACCATGTTATCGAGCGGCAAGCCTCGTCCGCCTGGGAAGCCAGCGAAGTCGTGGGCTCCGAAGCGGTGGCTCTACTACAGCGTTGTCGACACGATGAATCGGGGAATGTTCGGGATGCCTACCGTCGTGATCGGCACCCAGCGCACGCCGTGGCTGGCCCGGCTCCACGAGTTCGGCGGCACGCTCCAGTTGACCGCCTACCGAATCGGCGTTGGGGCGGCGCGGAACGCCTACCTGCGGCGATCTGCCGGGAGCAGCGGGGCCGGGCGTGATTCCAAGGGGCGGTTTACCAAGGGCGTGAGCCTCGGGCCGCAAAAGAATCAGTACGAATACGGCGCTCTGATGTGGGCCAACAAGCGGCCTAGGTTCAGCCGCAACTGGGAGCGGACGACCATCACGAAGGCCGCCCGCTACCCAGCCCGCCCGTTCATGCAGGGGGCAGCCGGGGTACAGAAGGCGGTCGCCAAGGCGAACGTGAAGTTTCGCAATATGCTGCGCCGGGCAGGGTAGACCCCCTACGGTCGCCGCCCAGCCGCTCCTAGTTTGAGCGTATCGCCGCACGCAGGCGACTACGCACACATAGGAGGGCAGAAATGTCCGGCTCGTTCACCATCGTCCTCGGCAAAGACGTGACGCTCACCGGCATCACCGGGGCTCGCAGTTGCACCGTCTCGTCGTCTGCCAGCGAAATCGACACCACCACGCTCGGCGGGCTGACGCATCGTCGATTCTCTAAGGGTCTGGCCGAGCAGACCATCGAGATTGAGTGCATCGACACCCCCGGCTGTGCGGCTGGCGACACGATCACCATCGGCGGCACCGAGACCGGCAATGCCGCGTACATCGTGACGAGCGTCGCCCAGGCCGAGCCCATCGACGGCATCATCACCTACACCGTTTCCGGCACCCGCGCCCCAGCCACCTGATCACTAGGAGCCAATACACATGGCAGTCACCCTCGGCCGCAGCGGATCGCTTTCCGCGCCTTACGGCGGCAACATCATCAGCGTCACCAAGACCGTCGAGTCGGAGGCGGTCGACATCTCCAACCGCTCCAACACTTCGGCCGGCTACCGGGTCTCGCGGGCTGGCTTCAAGGCCGTGACCTGGGAGATCGAGTGCCACGACCCAGGCACGGCGATGACGGACCTGCTGGACGCCAACGCCGACAACGGGGCCACCGTGACCAGCGTCACCGAGAACATCAGCGTCGACGGTGCCGTGACGTTTACGATCACGGTCAGGGGCGGAACCTGACCCGTGGCGATCACGCTGGGGAAGGACTGCTCGATCTCTTTGGGCGGCAACATCGCCAGCGCGCGGAGCGTCACCCTTACGGAGACGGCCCGCACGATCGACGTTGAGGCGTTCGGGTCGCGTCTGGTCGAGGTTTACAACACCGGCTACGACGCGACCGTTTCGGTCGAACTGAACGACGCCAGCGACATCAACTTCGATCTGCTTGAAAACGGATCGACGATCACTGTGTCGGGTGGCTCTGGCGGTTGGTCGTTCCCGGCGGTCGTGACAGGCATCTCGGAAACCTTTTCCGTTGACGGGGTCGCTACGTTCTCTGTTGAGTGCAAGATGACCCGCACAGGACTGAGGTAGCCAATGCGTGAGTTCAAAGATGACGAAGGTCGCCCGTGGCGTCTGGCGTTGACCGTGGCGTCGGCGCTACGCGTCAAGGACATGGTGTCGGTCGACGTGACCGATGAGGACGGCACCAGGCGGACGGTGCCGTTTGACCTGGTCGACGCCGCCTCGATCTCGCAGACGTTCCAGGTGCTCCGCACCCAGTACGCCAAGATCGGCGAAGTGCTCTACGCCATCCTAGTGAAGCAGGTCGCGGAGAAGGGGCTCGACAAGGAGTCGTTTCTCGAAGGGCTGCGGGGCGATGCTCTCGACGCGGGCGTCAAAGCGTTGGAGGCCGAGCTTGTCGATTTTTTCCCGCCGCGCCTCCGCAAGATGATCGGGCTTCTCGCCGCCAAGATGGACGAAGTGGCAGGCGAGATGCTGACGAAAGCGGAGGCGGGTCTGGAAGCCGCGAGCGCGGAGACGCTGATCGCACAGTCTGGGACACCATCTGGGAAGCCGCAGGAATCCTCGGCGTCCACCCCGGCAGGTGGACCCTCCGACAACTCCTCCTCGCTAGAGACAGCCGCCTAGAGCATCAGTGGTGGCACACCGCCAACCTCATCGCCCAGCAAGCCAACATTCACCGAGATAAGCACAGCCCTAAGGCAGACCCGAGAAAGTTCAACCCGTTCGCAAAGAAGACGCGACCCAAGGCGCGAGAGGCAACTCCCGAGGATCTTGAGCGGCTCTTCGGCAAAGACTGGGCCAAATACGCATGAGCAACGCTGGAGCAATCAAAGGCGGCGGCGTATTCGTCGAGATCGGGGCTGACCCTCGCAAGTTCTTCGCCACGTTGAACAAGGTCAACAAGGCGATGGGCGATATGGGTCGCTCGCTCGCCGGGGCGGGGGCGAAGATCGGCGGCATCGGCGTGGCGACACTCGCGCCGTTTGCGGCTGCGGTGAATCAGGGAGCCGGCTTCCAGTCGACTCTTCTTGGCATTCAGGCGGCTACCGGAGCGACGGCCCAGGAGCTCGACCGGCTCAGGGCGGCGTCGATGCAGATGTCGCAGGCGATGGGCGTTGGGCCGACGCAGGTCGCCAACTCGTTCATGGATCTGCTCAAGGCTGGCATGAGCGTTGAGCAGGTTCTCGGAGGGGCTGGGCAGGCTGCGATTGAGTTTGCGACTGTCGGTCAGATGGCGGTCGGCGACGCTGCGGTGGTGATGTCTGATGCCATGAAGGTCTTTGGCGTGACCGCTGACGTGGCGGCTAATGCAATCTCGTCGGCGGCAGATGCTTCGAGCACTTCGATTGAGGGTCTGTCGCAGGCGTTCTCGCAGGTGTCGAACGTCGCCGCCTTGGCGAATCAGTCAATCGGAAGCACCTCGGCAGCCCTTGCGATCCTCGCCAACGCTGGCGTGAAGGGAAGCGACGCCGGCACTTCGCTCAAGACGATGCTCCTGCGGCTCATGGCCCCGGCAGACGAGGCGGTCGGGGCTCTCAAGTCAATCAATCTCTCAGTTGACAGTTTCCGCACGGCCGATGGAAAGATGCGTCCGCTCGTTGAGATCATTGGCACTCTCAATAAGGCGATGGGCAATCTCAACCAAGCTGCAAAAGACGATTTATTCCGGCAGATTTTCGGGTCAGATGCGATCCGTGCGGCTGCTGTTTTGACGAGCACCGGCGTCCAGGGTTTCAACGACATGACAGCCGCCATGGGCGGGGCCATGTCGGTGGGCGACAAATTCAAGACGATGATGAGCGGCCTGGCTGGCGCGGGCGGAACGGTGCTCGCTGCCATGGAGCGGGCCGCGATTGCCATTAGCGACGCTGTCGGGCCAGCATTGATGGAGTTCGGCAAGCAAGTCGCAGGTGCCTTGGACTGGCTGGCCCAGTTCGCTCGCGAGAACCCGGCCGTTGTCGCATCAATCGCAAAAATGGCTGCCGGTGCGATCGTTGCCGGCTCGGCGTTCACGACGCTCGGGCTGTCGCTCCAGGCGATGAGCTTTGCGGCTGGCGGGTTCCTGAAGCTAGGCAGCCTCATCATCTCGCCGCTCACGGCCACGGCGGCGGTCGCAAGCTCGCTCGGCCAAGCGTTCACCGCTGCCTCCGTTCGGGTCAGCCTCTTCGCATCTCGCGGCATTGCTGCTGTCGCACAGTTCGCGGCAGAGGCGACGGCGAAGATGGCGATCTCGGCCGCGCAGACCGGGGCGGTGGCGACCAACTATTTCGCCGGGACGATCTCGATCATGTCTGCCACGGTGGCCCGCGCCGCCGAAGGCAATTTGCGTGCGGCTGCAATCGGCGTGCAGGCGATGGCAAAGATCGGTGCTTCCGGGGCGTCGAGCGCTCTGATCGCTGGGGCTCAGATTGCGAGGCTGTCGACGCAGGGCGGGACGCAGCTTCTTCGTCTTGGCGTGCAGGGCTCAACCGCACTGGCGACCATCGGCACGCAGGCCACGGCGACGGGGGCTTTGACCGTGGCGTCGTTCGCCAAGTCGCTGGCCTCGATGGCGGCCTACACGGCATCGTCAATCGCCTCGGCCGGTGCGACTGCGTTGGCCTGGGCGGCCGCAAACACGCCGCTCCTAGCGTTGGCTGGCGTGGTCGGCGGTGCGATTGTCGTCGTTTCGCAGTTGTCGACTCTGGTGTTTGATCTCGGCTCTAGCGTCAGGGAGAGTTTCAACAAGGCTGTCTCTGAATCCGTCGTCGTGTTCAACGATCTGAAACAGATCGCCATGACAACCTTTGGCGCGGTGTCTGACGCTCTCGCGGCCGGAGACATGGAACTGGCGATGAAGGCTGCGATGGAAGGCGTGGTCGCCGCCTTCGCTCGCGGGGCAGGGGCGTTGATGTCAAAGGTCGACGGTCTGAGTGCCGACATCCTGAACACGCTCGATGCGTTCGCAACCTTCGCCGCCAACCCGACTCTCGGTCTGCAAATGGCGCTCGGCGAAAACCCGGCGATTCTCGCCAAAGACCCGACGCTAAAAGCACTCAATGCCAGGCAAGACGCTCGTCTCGGCAAGGTCACAGAGAACGACGCAGCGAGAGCAGCCAGTCAGCGAGTGGCCGACCAGAAGGTGCTGGACATCGCAGCCCTTGCCGCTGCGAGGCGGGCAGAGAAGGAAGCTGGTCCGCCGATGTGGATGGACCCGAAGAAGATCGCTGCCATGAGGCTCGGTGCGGGTGCTGCCGCCGGGCCGGATGCCACGATGCTTGCTGGCGTCGCCGGCCTTGAAGGCGTCGGCCCAAATGGCATGGGTGGTCAGGTTGGCGACCTCATGAAAAGCATCAACCGCGCTGGCTCTGAGAGCGCTCTCGACGATGCCATAGGCGAATTCAAGGCACTCAAGCAGTTTGGCCGCATTACTGGAGAGCAAGAGTCGGATCTGATGTTCGCCTTGGAGAATGCGGTTGGTCGTATGCAGCAGTCCAGCCAAGGTGAAGTGGCTGGGTCATTCTCGGCGTCTGCCCTCGGCGGAATGGGCGTTGGCGGTTCGCTGGCATCGAAGCAGTTGGATGAGCAGAAGGAAACCAACCGCATTCTGAAAGACAAGCTCGGGCTCGGGGAGGTCGCCGCCTAATGGCAACGTGGGTCGAAGATAACGCCAGCCGCTCCGCGACGATCTACCGTCTCGGGAAGAAGGCCACGTCCACGATGACGCGGTCGTACAAGGTCTTCGGCCACGCCGACGACGTTGCGTTGCACTCGGACTGCAATCAGCGGATCAGCGGGCAGCTTCAATATTGGCAGTACCCAGGTGCCGACGTACAACTGCGGGCCGAGTCGTACAGCGTCGACTACCTCGGCGATGACGCCTGGCACGTCGACATCCAATACGAGAAGGTCGGCGCTGACGCGCAAGAGCCAGACCCGCTGCGACGTTCGCGGTCGTTTGACACGAGCGGCGGCACGTCCCACATCACGCAGGCGGACGGCGGAAAGATCACGTCGAACGGAAGCACGACCACGCGAAGCGGAACGGAGCGGCGTTTTCCTTCAACCGCCCCGAGCATGGACTCCGCAATCGGCGTCGATGACAACGGCGTGCAGGGCGTCGACATCGTCGTTCCCGCCTTGACGTGGACTGAAACCTATGACGTTAAGAGCACCTACGTCACCAGCGCCTACATCAAGAGCGTGGCGGCCCTGACCGGCACGACCAACGGCTCGGCGTTCAGGACGTTCGAGGCTGGCGAGGTGCTCTTCTTAGGGGCGAGCGGCTCGCAGGAGTGGGACTCACAGAAGGGCGACGGCCCCTGGACGTTAAGTTTCAAGTTCGTGGCGTCCAAGAACCTGACAGGGCAGACGATCGGCTCAATCACCGGCATCGAGAAGAAGGGCCACGAATACCTCTGGGTGCGATACGAAAGCTCTGTGAGCGGCAGTGACTTGGTGAAAAAGCCGAAGTACGTCTACGTCAACACGGTCTACCGCGAGGGCGACTTCTCGGGCCTCGGCATCGGGACTTCGTAATGGCCCGCAACGACGGAAGAATTGAGGCTGGGCAGAAGCTCGCCGGGGCGATCTCGGCGCGGGCGTGGAACCGCGCGCAGGACGCAGCGGATCGCGTGCTCGGGGCTGGCACTGGTTTCGGTGCAGGTGGAACGCAAGACGGGTCCGCCCCGTACACGTTCGTCTACGCGAAAAACTCGACCGGAAGCACTGTCGCCCGCTGGGGGATCATGTCGATTACTGGCGTCGAGATCACGCCCACCAGCACGAGCGGCGGGGCGACCGCTCAGTTTGAGCAAATGCCCGTGCTGACGGGCGGCACGCCGTCTGCGACCACGACTGCCTGGTGCGTGGCCGTGGAGCCGATTGAGAGCAACAAGGTCGGTCGCGTGGCCGTGGCTGGGGTCGTGCAATGCAAGCTCGACGTGACGGCGGCCGGAGACGGATTCGCTGCCTGCAAGGCGTCAGTTTCTGAGTTGAAGACGGGCGGCGGTGGCGATGCGTGTGTGCTCTGGAAAGAGAGTGGGACTGGCGCTGGGAAATGGGGTCTCGTGCGGCTTGGCGGCAATTCTGGCGGCGGCGTCCGACTTGGCACGATCTCCGCAACGTGGGCCAAGGGCGCAACCGCCACCGTCACTGAGCAAAACGGCGACGGGTCTGCCAAGAGCCCGACGACAACATTCACGGCGAAGAACTATTTCGCGGCCGTCGCGGTCACGAGCGGCACGAAACGCGTGGCCTGTGCGAAGGTCGATGACACTTGGCTCCTCATCGCTGCGGAGTGCTGATGCTAGACCTCCTCGCCGCCATCGTCTCGTCCGATCCTCCCGCCCTCTTGGCGTGGCTCATCCTCGCGTTCGCGGCGGGCATGTACCCGGTTGGCATCATGCTCGGCTCAAGTTGCTCGCCGTGCTGCAACTCCAATCCATGCACCCAATGCACCCAAGGCGAATTACCCGAAACGCTCACGGTGACATTCAACGGCCTCCAGGACCGCACCCCCGGCCCTGACTTGTGCCTCCTCACCTTTTCGGCACCCTACGGCAGCGGCGCGGCTGGCAAGGTCACGGCCCCAGGCGGCGACCCGGCGACCGACAAGGGGCCGATCTCTGCCGTGTCGCTGACGAGCGGCGGCAGCGGTTACGCGAAGCTGGGCCGCGTTGCCCCGACGATCACGGCATCGGGAGGAAGCGGCACCGGCGCGACGTTCACCGTGAGCAAGACCTCGGCGAACGACGCCAACGGGATCCCGTCGTGGAGCGTGACGGGCGTCACGTTCACCGGCACGACGAGCGGATACGTTGACGGCGATCAGATCACATTCAACGTCGCAACGGGCGACACCGTGGAGCAAGGGGCGGCGGCGACGATCCGCACGGTGCGGACGGCACCCACCGTCACGGCGTCGGCATCCGGCGGCAGCGGTGCGACGTTCGGCGTGACGATTGCGCCAAACGGCACGACGCCGCAAACCTGGAGCGTGACGGGCGTCACCGTGACGAACGGCGGCACCGGCTACCCGGCGAGCGGATACTTGAATTTCGACGTAGCCAGCGGCGATACGGAGGAGCAATCTGCCGATGTCGTCTTCTACTCTGGCCGCGTGGCCCCGACTGTTTCGGCGAGCGCTGGCGGTTCGGGGAGCGGCGCAGTCGTGTCGGTGTCGCTGGCATCGACGACAGGCTATGACGGGCGAACCTACTGGTACGTCACCGGCATTTCCGTGACCAACGGCGGCACCGGCTACGCGGAGTACGATCCCGTGGCCGTGACCGTGACGGACGGCGAAGGCTACGGCGCGTATGCCGAGGTTTCGTCCGTGGACGGGAGCGGTGCCATTACCGGCATCGCGGTCTATTGGGGCGGTGAGTATTTCAAGTCGAACGGGATCATCCAAAGCGTCGAGTTTGGGTGGGGTGGCGGCGGCACCTACTACCGCGACGCGGGCGAGATTTCGAGCATCAGCGTAGAGGCGGCCGGGAAGTATTACCGCGAGGACGCGAGCGTGTCTCCATACGTCGCCACGGTCACGGTGGGCGTGTCGCAGACGGCACCGAGCAACGGCACTGGGGCAACGCTGACGGCCACCGTCGAAAGCAGCACCAGTAGCGCCAACTTCGGCAAGATCACGGGCGTGTCGATTGGCAGCGGCGGCAACAACTACTTGGCGTGGCAGTGGCGGAATACGAAGTGTTGCGGCTGGTACTGGAACGGAAAGCCGGTAGTTCTCAAGCGATTGAACTACGGCAGCGGCGACGCGTGCTACTACCAGCACCGCATGTGCGGGGGGTGGAATAATCACGGTGCGAAAGGCCTTGTGGCCCTTCAATACAACGGGCCGAACGCTCCTCCGACGCTAAGCCTGCTCACGGAGCTGTCGCCCGAGCTAAACCCGGCACAGCAGTGTAACACGTCGTTCGCTGCAAGCGGCAACGTCACCAACTGTAGCGATTGGTCTGGCGTCTCGTTCTCCGCGAGCGGCGGCGCTACGGCGACTGTCTCGGCTGGCGGCGAGTACGACACGCTCTACAAAGCAAACAACTCTTGCCACCCGTGCTGCCAAGGAGAGGAGGACGTACCACAGGAGATAGAGGCCCAATTGCAGTGGTCTTCTGGACAGGCGGAACTTCCACCAGACGGAACGTACGTCTTGAGTAGGTTTGGTGCTGGGTTGGGTTGGGCGTATGGTCAAAGCATTTCTGTGACACTTGGTCTATGCAGCGAAGACTGCGACCAGTGCATCAAAAAGTGCGAGACTCTTGTCTATCTCTACGATCTGGCTGACCAGAGGACTTGCGGAACGTCGAGCCAATGCGTGCGATGCACTGTAGATGCGCCGTCGTGCGCGCCGTCAGGGGAGTTCCACTTCGACAGACCTCTGGAAAGGCAGGTCACTATGAACCAGCTTGGAGGCGGGTCCATACCGCTTCATATCGGCTCTCCGCCTCAATCAATGTTTTTGGAATGGAAGCAGCAGCAGGCCGGAGTTGACCCGTGCCAAGCCGAGAATACGTACTGGTCTTGGGTGCGGGAGCATATTCCGTACGACGGCCCCTGCAACAGCTATAGAGACTTTGTTGCAGGCCGGTGCGGAGGCACGCCGAGCGGAATGTTTTTTTGGGGAGGGGAATACGTCTGGTTGAACTATTACAAGTTCTTCTCTGAGCATGAGTCCGCCCCGGCCGACTGGACTGACCCGAATACTCCTCTTGGAACAGAGGCAGATTATCAATTCTATCGCAATGGTGTGTTGCAACGTTGGACAGATCGCCCGTGGAAGGGCATAGCGACCATCACGATCAACCCATGACATCTCTCTGCGACTTCAACAACCCGGCGATGACCTGCCCGACCTGCGGCTACGTCGCGAAGCGTCTCCCGACGTACCGCGAGTGTCGCCCCGTGCCGGAGCAGGCCTGGCGGCCCATCCCGATCGGCGACCTCGTAGAACGGGGGCTCACGGCTATCGGCATTACGAAGGAGCGGGTCGAGAAGTTGACCCGCACGGAAGGCAAGCCCGGTGGGTGTGGCTGCGCCGGGCGGCAGAAGTGGTTGAACGAGGTCGGGAATAAGGTGCAGACGGACGCGCGGAACGCGCTGATCGCGGCGAAGCGGTTTTACGTTGGCGAGTGACGACCCCCTGTGGGAAACGATCACGCACTCATAGCATGAAGACATGCCAGACGAGTTGACGCAGATTCCGATCAATTTCCCGCTGCAATTTGTTCGCGGCGACGACGTTGTTTTTTCTCGCGTCTTTGCAAACGTCGACCTTACTGGCTTCACCGTCACGGCTGCTGTCTACAGCGGCTTCGGCTCGACCGCCACGAACACGCCTGTCGCTACGCCGACTGTCGCCGTGACGATTGCGACCACGGGCGGCGTTACGTCGAGCACCGTCCAGGTCAGCATGACCGAGACGCAGACGATGGCGATTTCACCAACCGGCATAAGTCGCTGGTATCTCCGTTGGGTGTCGGCCGGCGGCGTCACGACGACCGCCCTCGCTGGCAACGTCACGGCGCAGAACCCCTGACGCCCTGCCCGCCCGTTGACCCTCGCTCTACGCTGGCGATATGCCCCGCAGGAAGCGCCAACGCCGCACCGTCTACGTCGGCGACCAACGCTGGAAGATCGAGCGTTCGCAGCTTCGCGGCATCGACGGCGATTGCAACTACACGCTCCATCGCATCCGCATCGACGCCCGGCTCCGGGGCGTTGACCTACTGGATACGTTGATTCACGAGCTCATACACGCCCGCTGGCCCGACCTGTCTGAAGATGCCGTAGTCGAGTTTTCGGAGACGCTTTCGGGCGTGCTCGACGCCGAAGGATTCCGCCACCGTGACGACGAGGAGGACTGATGGCGAAGGGGAAGGCGAAGGCATTGAGCCTGCTCGACGACGTTCTCTCGCGGACGCGCAACCGCAGCCCTGGATTCGGGACGTGGTTTGAAAGGTTGCCAGTCGAGGCACAGGCGGAACTGGAAACGGTGCGGGCGTCGTTCGATCACTCCAAGCACCAAAAGGCTGCGTTCGCCCGCGCGATCATGGAGGCCGCACGCGAGCGCGGCTGGAAGACAAGCGGACTCCAGGGAATCATTCAGTGGTTAAACGGAAAACGCTAGCGGCAGACGTGGCGTCCAAGTTGCCGCCCCCGAAACCGTCCGCCGATGCCGAGCAGGTGACGCAGTCGCAAAGCGGCGACACGCTCGAAGCCCGCTCGACAAGCCGACGCATCAAGACGGTCGAGGATCTGCTCGCCCATATCGAAGCCGATATGACCCGCTTCGAAGTCGCCGCCAGCGAGGCGACGAAATGGGAGTGCGGCGACGGAGAAGGCGGGAGTATTGAACTTCACCGGGTCTTCGTGAGGCTCAAGCCACGGGGCGGGCCGACGACGCTGGAATGCGTGGCGTCCATGATCGACGCGGCGAAGAAGGAGATTCGGCGTATACCAAAAAAGGTATATCGCCAGCCGAAGCGGGACGGTCTCTGGCAGGTGCTAGTAATCAGCGACACCCACTACGGAGCTTACTCCTGGAGCAAGACCACGGGCGGCAGCGACTATGACCTCGACCTGGCCGAGCAACTCGTCGGCAAGGCCGGTGCGGAACTGGTTGAAGTGGGAGATTCCCACAAGCCCACTCGTCGCACGATCGCGTTTCTCGGCGACCTGTTCCACTACGACACGCCCAGCGGCACGACAACCGGCGGCACGCCGCTAGAGCGTGACGGCAGATTGCAGAAGATGATCAAGGTCGGATGCGACTCTCTGCTCCGCATCGTCGAGCGGTCGGCGGCCACGGCCCCCACCGACGTTGTGATCGTGAACGGCAACCACGACGAGGTGTTGACGTGGGCCTTTCAGCGGATCCTCGTGGAGCGGTTCCGTGGCTCAAAGGCGGTGACGATCAAGCCCGATTTCCTGTCGCGGCAATACCTCACGCACGGGCGCAACCTGCTCGGCTTCACTCACGGCCACAAGGCGAAGCGGAAGCTCCCGCAGATCATGGCCCTAGAGCAACGCGAGGCGTGGAGCCACAGTACCTATCGCGAGTGGCATACGGGCCACCTGCACCACCAGGCGGCCGAGCACAACAAGCCGCTCGACACACTCGACGGCGTGATCGTGCGAACGGCCCCGACGATCTGCCCGCCCGACGATTGGCATTCAGCCAACGGATTCATCGGCGCTAGGCAGGCGTGCGAGACGTTCATCTACGAGCCAGACGGCGGGCTCTCGTCGATGCACGTTGCGTCACCGAGGGCGAAGGCTTGACGCTCTCCGCAGATTATCTCCGAGAGGCAGAGTATCGCGCTCGCCGCTTCTCCGGCGCTTACACCGGCACGAGCGGCACGCTCGCCGCAGACGTTCTCAGACTCATCAAGGAAAGGGCAACCATGACCGCAGCGTTTGACCAACTCGAAGCCGAGAACCGAGCCCTTCGCGAAGCCGTCGCCGCTCGCATGGACGCGACGCCAGAGGACGATCCGAAGAAGCGTGGCTACTCCCCGATGGCTGCGTCGCTCGCCGGTTGCAAGCCTGCCCAGGAGGCCGCTGCCCGCTGCTTCGACACGACCGAGCAGGAGTCGCCGACCGAGATAGCTGACGCCGACGTGCCGTCGATCCCGGTGGACTGGATCCTCCAAGGGGAGCGGGAACTGAAGGGCGAGAAGGAACGCGAGCCGGTTGACATACGTCATACCGGAGACGGGCTGCTCGCGCCGCAGGATGACGAGACGCCAGCCGAGCGGTTGCTGCGAGACGCGATCGACGTAATCCGCGACCGTCGTCCGAAGTACGGCGGGCCGCTCCACCACTTCGCCCGCACGGTGGGCATGATCAACGCCGCATTCGCGGACGTGCTCAAGCGTCCGTTGACCCCCGCCGACTGGGCAGTCGTGATGACGCTCGACAAGGTCGCCAGGCACATGGGGCCGAGCAAAACGACCGACACGCCGATCGACCTGGCTGGCTACGCCGCCTGTCTGGCCGAGTGCGAAACGCTGCCATAGCCCCTACGGTCACGCCCGTTTTTCGACCAATCTGAACGGTCGGAGGCTGACGTGATCGCTGCGGCTCACTGGCGTCGAGGCGGACCTGACGGGCGCGAACCCATCGCGGCTGCCGGTGAGGTTGTGTCGCTCGCCCAGCACTACACGCCGCAGCAGCAGTATTGGGGCAAGGTGACAAGCTCGCGGCCCGCGCCGCTGACAGCCTCGCATGTGCAACTGGTCGCGTTCCGCCTCGGCTGCTCTCTCGATTCCGCCCGCCGGGCAATCCTCATGGGGCTCGTGAAATGATCTCCTCCGCTCCGCTGCAAGCCGCCTACGACCTCGTGTCGCTCGCCGAGAAGGTTCGGGCGTTCGTCGCCACCGCGAAGGTCAAAGCCGCTGGCGGGATCACGCTCGCGGAGTTTGGCGAGCTCGCCGTCGCCCTCATGCGGGTGGCGATTGAAGCGGCCGACGCGATCCCGGTCGACGGGGCCGAGCGAAAGCAGTTCGTGCTCAACGCTATCGCTCTCCTGTTCGACACCGTTGCAGACCGGGCGATCCCCGCGCTCGCGTGGCCCGTCTGGATCATCCTGAAACCGGCCGCCCGCCAACTGCTGCTATTGGTCGCCAGCGGTGCCATCGAATCGCTCTTGCCCCTTGTGAGGAAAGCCCACGACGCATGATCTACGTCCTCCTGTTGGGCGGCGCTGCCGCTCTCCTCGTTGGCCCGATGCTCGCCCGCCGGGCTGCCCCGTCGCTCGGCCCAGAGCCGGCACCACCGCCGCACCTCGCCCCGACCTACCAGTCGGCAATCGCTGACCTCGCCCACGTCCGCTTGCGTCTGCTCCAGACGGAGAGCCTGGCGGAAGCGGAGAAGAAGGCGATCGACACGCTGACGCTCGCCCTGGTCGCCGGGAGCGACAAGCCATGACAGACCGCGCCCGCTACACGCTCGCCTCGGCCCTGGTGCTCGGCTGCCTGCTTGCGTGGGCGTTGGAGAGCAGGCCCGCCCCGGCACCGGCCCCCGGCGGCGCTCTCGTCTTGCGTGGCAAGTTCATCGGCCCGACCGCTGCGGCCGACGCCGCGACGCTCGCAGCCTTTGCCGACGAGCTCGCCATTGAGATCGAGCACGACGCCGCCCAGGGCGAGCCGTTCTTCAAGACCGGCACGCAGTACGACGAGCTTCGCACGCGGGCGAGGATCCTGCGTTGCCGTGGCGAAAGCATCGGCGAGCGGCAGCCAAAGGTCAGGGATGCCATCGAGGCGTTTCTCGACGGGGCAGTCGGCAAGAGCGGTGGCCCGGTGAGCAAGTCGCAGCGTGAGGCGTGGGCGGCAGCGTATCGCGAGATCGGAAGGGCTGCCGGTGAAGCGACCCGCTGACGAGATTCGAGCCTGGCAGTTTGTCGGCGCGGCGGCGTTGCTATTCATCGCCGTCTACCTCGCCGTTTCGCAGCGGCACACGCCGTCAGGGTCGCAGTTTGGATACGCCCCAAACCCCGAGGGCGTAAAAGAGTTTCTGGCCGAGCTCGACCAGCCGCTCTTTCGTGACGCTGGGGCCGAGACGATCGCCAAGGCGAAGGGCGTCGACACGTTCCTCTATCGCTCTGCGTACAAGGCTCACGCATCCCGCTACGGCAAGCCTTGGGTTTGCGGCCGGCAGGGAATCGGCGACTGCGTTTCGTGGGCCTGGGGCGAGCACGCCGTCTGGATCGCTCAATGCGTCGACTGGGAGACGGGGCGGCTCGCCGATCCTCCGCTCCGCGTGAGTTCCGAAAGTTGTTACGGCGGCTCGCGCGTCGAGGCCCGCAATAAGCCCGAGGGCGGTGGCGGGTGGAGCGATGGCTCCTACGGCGGCGCGGCTGCCCGCTGGTTTCGCGACTGGGGCGTCATCTATCGCCAGCCCTACGACGGCGTCGACCTGACGGACTATTCCGCCGACCGGGCGAAGCAGTGGGGCAACTGGGGCAACGGCGGCCAGGGCGACAAGGGCAAGCTCGACGCGGTCGCAAAGAAGCATCCGACGAAACATGTCGCCCTCGTCCGCAACTTCGACGAGGCGGCTGCCGCTATCGAGGCGGGGTTCCCGGTCGCCGTCTGTTCGATGGTCGGCTTCGAGAATGTCAGAGGACCGGATGCGTTCGCCGCCGCGCGTGGGCAATGGGCTCATGCGATGTGCTTCCACTCGGTGCGCTACGCGAAGAACGGCTCGCCCCGCGACGGGCTGTTGTGTCAAAACTCATGGGGGCCGTCGTGGATCAGTGGCCCGAAGTGGCCCGCCGATATGCCCGAAGGGAGTTTCTGGGTCGATCGCCAGACGGTCGACCGGATGCTTGCCGGGCTCGATAGTTTCGCCGTGGGCTCTGTCGCCGGTTTCGGCTGGCGCGACCTCCATCACGGCAACTGGCTCATGCCCGCCGTCAACACGCTCACTCGCAAGCCCAACCCATTCCTCGATTACCAACTCGCCCCATGATCCAACTCACCAACAAGCAACTCGCCATTGTCTGCCTCGTCTGCATGTCTGCCGGATGGTGGCTCTCATCGTCGCCCTCATCGCCGGTCAACCCGACGCCCGCGAACGACCGCCCCGTGCTCCGGTGGATCGCCAAGGCGGCGAAGAATCTTCTCTGGATCGCCCTCATCGCGGAGCAGCCGCCGAAGGAATCCCGCCTCGTGCAGCACCAGGTCGGCGAGGACGGGCATCCCGTGATCGACCACGCCAGGAGTTTCTAGCCATGTGGGAATGGATCCTGGCGACGCTCGCCGCCCTGTCGGCTGACCCCGTGTCGGCAAGCCTCGAACACCCGAGGGCTGCCGCTGCGGTCGCCGCTGCACGGGCCAGCATGGTCGCCGGGGATGCCGCCCCCACGCCGACGCCCGCCGAGTGCGTCTGCGGCCGGACGTGCGTTAACGGCGTCTGGAAGCCGGACGGGCGAGTGGAGCAGCGATGCACCTGCACCTGTGAGCGGTGCAAGAAAAAGCCCGGCTGCCCAGACGGAAAGTGCCGCGTGCCGGGAGCGTCGCCCGCGTCTGGTTCACCGGCCATGCCTTGATGCTGGAGGTGCGGTGGGCGACGCTCTCGATACGCTGACGCTTCGTGAATTGTGCGACGCCGTGCGCGAGCAAATCGGGCCACGCGCCGCCGAGCTTGAGCACACCTGCGACGTGATCGTTACGGAAATCTGCCGCTGCTGGCCGGAGCGGACGATGGCGGAGATCGCTGGCAAACTCTCCTGTGCGAGAGCCGCCGACGACGTGCTCGACGCGATCGCCGTCACGACCGCGAAGGTGCGGGAGAACATTGAGGCCCGCTGGGGATGCAAGCCCTCGCACAAGGCGGCCCTCGACCTCGTGCTCCGAGCCTGCGTCGTTGAGTTTGCAAACCTCTGGTTCAGTTGCCCCGAAGCCCGCATCGGCATCCGAGCCGTCATCGCCATCGTGCGTCACAATCCCCGCGCCGCTTGACGACTAAGCGAAAATCGCCCGCCATCATGTCTGACGTTCAGCGGACATTTTTCGGGCAGGACAAACCCAAGGCCGCCCCATGCCCAAACGCAAAGCCAAGAAAAAAACCGCCCGCCGAAAAGGAGACGATCCGAAGATCGGTCCCGGTGAAGGTCCGCGACTGGCTGACCCGGCTGACGCGCATCCACGCACACGCGAGATATACCGTCCGGCTCTTCGCTCATCCTGAGACGGCAGGCGGGCAGTCCCTAGAGGGCGAGACCTACGCGGCCCGCGCCGCCCGCTGCGATCAGACGCTCATCCACGACGCCTCCATGCTGATTCGAGACGAGGCGGACGCTATCGTCGCCGAGGTTCAGGCGGCAATGGACGCAGCCCCGAAGACGGCCGCGCTCCCCGGCACCAAGGCGAAGGTCGCCGAGATGGAAGCCAGGGCGAGGCGCGGGCAAAGTATCTTCGTTGACCAGGATGCTAAACACGCCTGACGGCGCGTCGCGAGGCGGTCGGTTTCGTCCTTTCCCGGCCGCCTCGCCGCCGTCATTCACCTTGACGATTCTGGTCAAGGTCTAGCTTCGGCAACGCGCTCAGGCTGATCTCCTCCTCTGGGCAGATCGTCGGGTCGACGTAGATCTTCTGGAGGTTCGGGTCTGCGTGATCGAGCAGGTGCGTTGCGGCTGCCCGTCCGCCGGCTAGGGCTGCATAAGACGCCGCCGTCCGCCGGAAGCCGTGGAAGCCTCTGTATTTCACGCCTGCGAGGCGACAGAGCAGACGCAGGCTCGCCCATTGGCTGCGGCTCTTGCGGTCCCAGGCCCACACCAGAGCGTCAGGCGGGCCTTTCTCACGCCGCAGCATCTCGGCAAGGTCTTCCGTGATCTCACGCTCGATGTCGCGCGTGCTGCCTTTGCGAGTCTCCCCAAGGAATACGACGCGCCGCCGCTCCAGATCGACCTGCCCCCAGCGGAGCGATGTCAGGGCGGTGAACCGCTCGCCCGTGCAGTACGCGGTGTATATCAGCGTCGGCCACCACCAGGCGGCACGCTTTCCGCCGACCGATCCTTGCCGACGCTTCGCCCGCACGATGAGTTTCGCCACGTCCTCCGCCGTGTAGGCCCGCCCTGTAGGCAGCCTCGCCGGAACGCGGATCTTCGGGAGCTCGGGGAAGTCAGCCGCCCAACGCTTGCGGGCGGCGAGGTTCCACGCCGCCTGTAGCATCACCTTGTCCTTCTGGACACTCGCGGCCGATGGCACCCGCCCCTTGTAGCCAGGCGTCGTGGCCCGCCAGCGCAGGTATCTCGCGATCACGAGGTCGTCGAGGTCCGCAAGCGTCGGCTCGTGGCCGAGGAAGTTCGTCAGCCTGTCGCCTAATTGGTTGTACAGCGACGCCGTGTTGCCCTTGAGATTCCGAAGCGTGACGTACCGCTCGAACAGTTCCTTCAAAGTCATCGTTTCCATGTTGTTTCTCCCGGTGTGATGGCTGTTATACCCACTACTGTACAACAGTCCAACTCCCCTCGCCTCCACTAGACATTTGCCCGACACCCCAACTTTAGGGCCGGGCCGGGACGGAGTCCAATTTGACTAAGTTCCGCTAGACGGTACTTTTGTAGGGACATGGTCACGATGGCATACAACATCGACGGCGTCGACTACCTCACGATCTCCGAGGCGGTCGAATTCATGGGCTGCACGGACGGCTGGGTTCGCGCCCTGTGCCGGGACGGCAAGCTGTCGAGCCGGATGCTGGGGAAACGGCTGCGTCTCGTGGAAAAGCGGTCAGCCGCCGAAGTCCGCGACTCCCTCACCACCAGGGCGGTCGGGAAAAAGCACCTCGCCAAGCGTCCAGCCGCCAAGCGGAAGAAGGCGAAGCGGAAGAAGTAGCGTTTTCCCCGCAGAAAACGCCCCTAAAAAAATCCGATTCATGCCCTTGACGCCCAACTACCGATAGACTACAGTAACGCACGTCAGGCAAATGAGACCTGACGAGACGCCAGCCGGGAGATGAACGATGGAAACGATCACGCTCAACAATCGGACGTACAAGGTTGCTGAGGAGCTCGGCGTTGGCGTGAACGTCGCCCGCGAACTTGGCATCATCCGCCAGTGCATCATTGAGGGCGTCAAGGGCTCCACGCTTCTGTTTCAGGTCTTCGCTGACGGCACCCGCCGCACGATCAACGCGGTCGGCAACCGAGTGACCTACTACCGCTGACCAACGCACAAGGTGGGGCCACCCGGCCAGCCGACAGCCGCGAAACGGGTGGCACTTTTTCAAGCCAAGGAGGGCAATATGAAAATCGACTGGGACTCAATGATCCGCTCGCTCGTTCTCGTTCGACTGGGCCAGGAGCTCGGCTACGACTCGCCGCTTGCCCGAATGGTCCACGACTCGATCACGCTCGTTCTCACGATGATCGGAATACTGTCTTGACGAACTACCGCTAGACCATAGCCTATCTACCGCTAGACGAACCGTCACCACTCGCCTTGCTGAACAAACTTTTCACTCCCCAACAACTTGATACCTGGACGCTTGACGACTACCGGAACGCCCGTACATTACCGCACCCAACTAGGAGACCCCCTCACATGAACGCCCACGACAACGAGTATCTCGCCGCCGCGACCTACCTTTCCGACCAGACGCCCGCCCCTCGCCAGACGCATTTCGCCATCGGCGATTTCGTCAGCGGCACCTCTGGCGGCAAGCAGTGGAGCGGTCGCATCTGGGACATCGACGGCGACCGGCTCTCAATCGAAATCGACGGCGGCTGGCTGGCTGTCTCTGCCAAGGACGTGACGCACTAGGAAACCCCCGGAGGATCCGGGCGCAGGAGGTTGATTTGCCGCAGACCTAGGACGGGCGAGCGGCTGTTTTTCACACGCAGAAAGGACGCGATATGTCGACGGAAATCAGCACAAACACGGCACCAGCGAGAGGGTTGGCTCTCGCCTCGCACGAGGAACCGTCGTTCGATTCTCTCGTCAGCATGGGCGATGCCCTGCGGCGCACCGGCTTTTTGCCGAGCCACATCAAAGACGGCGTTTCGTTCGCTGCGATTGTCTTGATGGGCCGCGAGCTCGGCATGGGGACGATGGCTGCCTGCCGAAAGCTCCAGGTCATCAAAGGCACTGTCACGGAGCGGGCCGATTCGCAGTTGGCGCGGTTTAAGTCGTGCGGCGGACGGGCTCAGTTCAAGGAACTGTCTGAAGGCAAGGCGGTCGTCTGGCTGCGGCACCCCAACGGCGACGAGCACGTCGAGACGTTCACGATGGAGGACGCGAAGCGGGCTGGCCTGGCGTCGAATGACAACTACGCCAAGCACCCGAAGGCAATGCTTCGCAGCCGGGCGATCACGGCGGGGCTCAAGAGCCTCGGCTGGGAAGGCTCGGTCGGCATCTACGACCCAGACGAGATTTCGGACGCCACGCCCGAGCCGGCCCCAGCGGTCAAGGTGACGCAGCCCGAGCCCGTCGTCGTTCGCCCGAAGTTCAACGACACGCTCGCGACGGAAACGCCGCTGGGCAAGGCTCGCATCCTCGTCAGCAAGGCCACCACGGTCGAGCGGCTGGAGAAGCTCCGCAGCACGGCAGACGAGCGGCTGGGCGACGGCACCTTCACCCGTGACGAGCACAAGAGCCTGTGCGATCTCATCCACGGCAAGCTCGACATCCTGCTCAACGCCCAGGACAGCGGCACCGAGCACTTCGACGGCAACGAGGTCGAAGCGGAGGCCAACGCCCGATGAGTTACATCAGCACCTTCGCCTACATCGAGGAAGAGGCGCGCCGCGAGGAGTCGGACATTCGCATGGGCGACCGTCCGCCGATCCGGATGCCGTCACGGGTCAGCAACGGCGGATTCCAGCCGATGCCGATGGCGACTCTCACCCCCGAGCAGGCGAGGGCTGCTGGCTGGGAGCTCTACAAGGCACTCGTGGCTGTCGACCAGGTGCTCGCGGAGCGCGGGCAACTGACCGACGCGATCGTCGTCAACGTCTGGGGCAGTGCGAGAGCCACCGTTAGACGGGCAAGCAAAGTCGAGGCAGTCGCAGCCTCAGAGCCGGAAGACGGCAGCGACCCGCAGCGGGAGTCGGAAACCACCGCAGCCGAGGCGACCCGAAACAACTCGACATCTCCAGGGGCGTGACTCGACGGTCTGCCCCACCAGACGGGGCCAATACACAAGGACGTAGATCAATGAAAAAGCCAGCCATCATGACATTCGGACGCATCGCCAAGGCGTACCTCGCCGAGCGGATCGTCTCCAAGCACTACGCCGAGAACGTCGAGCGGATCTCCCTGCGTTGCTGCGAGGTCAGCGTCAAGCGGGTCAACGAATACCTGCGGACGATCTCTTCGGAGAAGGCCAGCACCACCGTCAGGGCAGAGCGGACGATCCTGCTCACGCTCTACCGCTATGCGTTCGAGACCGGGATGATCGACGAAGCCCCGCGCGGCGTGATGAAGATCAAGGCCCGCAAGAGCCCGACGAAGGCTTGGACTGTCGAGCAACTTCGCGGGCTGATTGCCGCCACGAAAGCCCACGACGGCAAGCGGCTCCGATCCGGTGCCAACCTCGGCAAGTTCCTCCGGTGCTGGGTGCTGCTCGCCTACGAGTGCGGGGCTCGCTTCGGCGACGTGATGTCGTTCACTCGCGAGCACCTGGACGGCGACACGCTGTCTTGGACGCAGAGCAAGACCGGCGATCCGTTGGTCCGACCGCTGACGCCAGCCTGCCTGACAGCCATCGACGAAATGCTCGCCGTGTCGCCAGACGGCCGGATCCTCGGCTGGGTCTGCAAGCGTCGGATGGCAATGCGGCACATGCGGATCCTGCTCGACAGCGTCGGCATGGGCGGGAGCTCGAAGTGGCTGCGTCGCAGCGGCGCGACCCATTGCGAGATGGAAAAGCCTGGGGCTGGCCGGCTCCACCTGGGCCACCGATCGCCCGCGCTCTTTGAGCAGGCTTATTGCGACTGGTCACAACTTCGGCAGCGGACGCCGAAGACGCCGGCACTGGTCTAACACGGAGGGCTCACGGATGAGCGCTGATGTGACTTTGAGTTGGTACGAGGCGGCTATGGCTTCGCACGTCGGATGGATGCGCCAACTGAAAGCAATGATGGCCGGAAAACAAGACTCCCACGGGTACGACGGCGAGGGGTGGAGCGAGCACATTGAGGGCGCGTGCGGCGAAATGGCGGTCGCCAAGCTGCTCGGGATTTTCTGGGACGGCAGCGTCAACACATGGAAAGCAAACGACCTGCCCGGCCTGCAAGTGCGAACCCGCAGCCGGCACGACTACGACCTCATCGTCAGACCAGGCGACGACGACGAATCAACGTGGGTTCTCATCACCGGCAGATGTCCAGCGTATTGCGTGCGCGGCTGGATTGAAGGCCGGAACGCGAAGCGGCCCGAATGGCTGGCGAATCACGCAGGGCGACCGCCCGCGTACTTCGTGCCTGCGAATCAACTGAACCCGATGGACGAATTGCCGCGACTGCCCCGCTAGGTGCGGCGGAAGGTAAGGGAGGCCAACATGGCCGGTGACTGGCTCAAAATGCGGCACGACCTGGCTGACGACCCGGCCGTTATCCGGCTGGCGTCGATCTGCGGGCTCGAAGAGGACGCCGTGATCGGCAAGCTCTTCCGGCTTTGGTCGTGGGCAGACCGCCATAGCAAAGACGGCCAGGTCGAAGGTGTCGATCTGGCGTGGGTTGATCGTTTGGCTCGGCGTGATGGGTACGGTGCCGCCCTTGTCAGGGTGGGCTGGCTTGTCGAAACAGGCGAGGGGCTGAGTTTCCCGCGTTTCGACCGGCATTGCAGCGACACCGCGAAGACCCGTGCGCTCGGGAAAAATAGGGTCGAAACGCACCGTAACGCTACCAGCGTTACACGGCCCGACGATCCTGTAACGCTCGATGCGTTACCAGAGAAGAGAAGAGAAGAACTTCCTCCTCTACCGCGCGAGGGATTTGACAAGGCGGCATGGCAGACGCTTCGCCGGGCTTGGAACGCCGGCAAGGGGAAAGCGTGGAAGCCGGTCAATCCACACCCGAAGGCAGTGGAGCGGCTGTCGGAGCCCGGTTGGCTCGGCGAGGCTCTCAAAGCCATCGAGCGGCTGGGCCGGTGCCAGTTCTTTCGGACTGCCGTGTCGCTAGGGCAGTTTTGCGGGCCGGACTTCGTGACGCTCTGCAACGGCGGGGAGTACGACGACCGGAACGACACGAAGAAGGGGCGTGACTTCGGAGAAGCACCGCCACCCAAGGCTTTCACGGGACCAGATGCCGAGGCTTTCGAGCGGACCCGTCGTGCGCTTGCAGCCAAGGCGAAAACAGAAGCGAAAGGAATCGCATGACAAAGACCGCCCCCAGCCCACCCGAGCCGATCACCGACGCCGCGCGCCGCGTGTACGACGCCATCGTCGACTACATCGACTCCCACGGATACGCCCCTACCGTCCGCGAGCTTTGCGGGCTGCTCGACATCGCCTCGCCTAACGGCGTGGAGTGCCACCTGAAGACGCTAGAGCGGCGCGGCTGGATCGTCCGCACCGAGCGTCAGGCTCGCACCATTCGCCCGATTGGGGGTCAGCGATGAGCAACGCTGGCAGTGGTTCTAAGTGCATCCGGCACTACAAGGACAACGAGCCGTGCGGTGGTCATTCGTGCTGCGCCTGCAATCGGATTTTTTTCTGCGGCACAAAGCATGTGTGCACTCCAAGACCAGAAAGAACGGAGACAGGAATCGTAAGGCGGCAGACTTTTGCAGAGCGGCTTTCTGACGGGATGAAGATGCTTTCGCGGGACAACAACTAGAACGCCAGCGATCAACGGCATTGAACACAGGAGATTGAAAACATGAGCGACGGACTACCAGAGCTCCCCGCGCCGATGGTCGTGGCCGATATGTGCGCGATGCACGCCTGGCTAGACCACATCGACGACGACAGCCGGCTCTTGCATGAGCAGGCCGCAGACACGATCCGGCTTCTGATGCGGCGTTGCATCACGCTGGCACAGTCAATCGAACGCATGGAGGCGGCCCGGTGACGATCCACGACATCACGGCCCTCTCGTTTTTCGGCATGGCCCAGGCGGTGACGTTCGCCGCTGGGCTGGTGGTTGGTTTGAAACTCTCGCGAAAGGATGTGCGAAATGACGACAGCGACAAAGACCCGACGAAAGACCCAGAGTGGTGGCATACAGTTGGCGGCGAGCGACCTCGCTGCCGGGCTGCGAGCAGTGGCGGCGGCTGTCCCCACCAGAAGCCCGAAGCCGATTCTCGCCAACGTGCTGATCGCTGACGGCACGATCACGGCGACGGATCTCGAACTGCGGATCACGGCACCGCTGCCCGGCGCGGATGGCCCGCCGATCCTGCTGCCGTTCCAACGGCTCTCGTCGATCGTCAACAGCCTCGTCGGCTCTGACGAGGTGACGCTGACGGTCGACGGCTCGTGTTGTGTCGTCCAAGGCGGCAGCGGCACCTGGCGGCTCCCGGTCGAGGACGCAAAAGAATATCCCCCAGGGGACTATGCGGCGTCGAGGTCGATCGCGCGCCTGCCCGCTGACCAGTTCGTTTCGCTCGTCTCCACCGTGAAGGGTGCGACTGACAACGAGAGCAGCCGCTTCGCTCTCGGCGCGGTGCTGATGGAGTTCTCACGCCCGAAGGACAAAGAGGAGCCCTACGGGACGTTGACGTTCGTCGGCACTGACGGCCGGCGGCTCTGCGCTGCGTCGTGCGAGGTCGAGCAAGACTGCGACGACTCGCAGACGCTTGCCCCTCGGGCTGCGGTCGACACGCTCGTCAGGCTCGCTAAGGGGGCCGAGGCGGTGCAATTGGAGACGACGGGCCGCGAGCTCGTTGCCACAGTGGACGGGACGATCGTTCGCTCCAGGCTCATCGAAGGGCGATTCCCACGCTGGCGAGACGTGGAAGTCGATCACGGCGTCACGCCGTCGCTCGTCGTCGCTGGGGCTCTGTCTCACGCCTGCGAAATGGCGAGCATCTGCGCGAGCGAAAGCTCGAAGGGGACGGAATTCGTGTTCACGAAGGACGGGCTTTTCCTGTCGGCCCGATCGTCTGAATACGGCGAGTCGTCGGCGACGTGCGACCTGGTCGAAGTCGGCCACGCCTGCACGGTGAAGCTCGACCCGCGATTCGTCTTGTCGTGGCTTCGCTGCGGAAGCATCGACCCGGCCGAGACGATCACGATTGAGGCGAAGGATGGCGACTCTGCGGTCATCCTGCGAGCCGGTGAAGGCGTTCGGACAGTCATCATGCCGCTAGCAAAGGACGGCTGATGGAGCGTCGCTATTACCACATCACCGAGGGCGAACTGAAACGGCTCTGGGAGTCGCGGATGCTGGCGAAAGACATCGCGCGGCATTTCAACGTCTCTCGCGAGTTGATTTACGCCGCTCGGAAGTTTTTCGGATTGCCCGACCGCGATCCGGTTCGTGCAGATGAAGTGCCAGATCCCACGCCCGAAGAGATTCGAGCCCGCAAGCGGGAAGTGCGACGAAAGCACTTCGCCTCGAAGCGGTCCGAGGCTTGACGGCCAAACGATGATGGCGAGCGGAAAAAGACCCACCCCCACCCCTGAAGGAGGTTCATGGATGAGAAGTTTTTTCCTGGCGGTTGCGATGATTTGCGGCGGCGTTGCCCTGGCTGACCAGTTCGTCGTCACGACGACGATCACGACGGCACAGGAGGACGCCGAGACGATGGCTCGCACGGGCATCCTGCGTCACTGTGGACGCTCTGGCGGTCGCAGGGAGGGTATCGGTGTGGGACCGACCCCGCAGGCGGCAGAGCGAAACTGTTGCTTCTACGGACGCTACAGGATCGTCGAGAAGGGCGTCGCGTGGTCGCCCGTGAAGCGGGCCTACTTCGCGGTGATCCGCTACGAGTGACGCATGGGACGCATGAGCCGAAACAAAGGCAAGCGCGGCGAGCGCGAGGCAGCAGCCGAGTTGGGAAACCTTCTCGGCTGCGCCTCACGCCGTGGCGTCCAGTACCAGGGCGGCCCTGACTCGCCCGATGTCGTGCTCGAAGGCGTCAACATCCACGTCGAATGCAAGCGGACGGAGACGCTCAACGTCTACAAGGCGATTGAGCAGGCGAAAAACGACGCCCCCCCCGGTCATGTGCCGGTCGTCTGGCATCGAAGAAATGGGCGGGAGAGCGTGCTGATTGTCGAGACGAGCAGGCTGATGGATTTGGCTCGCGAGATCACGAAGGAGCAGACGCAATGCGATTCGTGACCGTGACGCTCACTGCCGCAGATAACGGCGGACGGCTGACGCTTTACGACGCCAACGGCAGGAAGGTCGGAAGCGTGCCGAGCGATTTGGCACGACAGGCGGACACAACCCGACTCAACGACATTCTGTGGGATCGAAAACTTAATGCGATGTGCATTGTCAACCTCAAGGCAAAAGAGCACGCAGGAAGAGAGTACGGCGATTGGGGAACAAAGATCGACACTTGGATCAAGGCGATTCGACTTCGCCAGATTGACCGAAGACGGCCGAGAGAAGGACGGCGCTACTTTTCGAGTGACAGCCGGCCCGACTGGAAGTCCGCGATCAAGTGTATGCAGTTTGCACACAGAAACAGGCTCAAGCGGAAGCAGCGTCATTCAGCCGATCCTTGGCTCGTCTGGGCTGAGACGTGCTCAAAAAACCACAACAGGAAGGAGCGGAGTCGTGTCGCACAAAGGCGAGAAGAGCGTCCTGAAGGAAGGTCGTGTCTCATCAACCCAACTCAGGCAACTCTTGGAGGACCAATGCTACAGATGTGCATTGACTGGGATGGAGTTGACGCCTCGTCTGTCGTCGCTTGACCACAAGACTCCGATCGAGTCTGGAGGAGCGAATGACATCAGCAACCTGCAAATCGTTCATCCGCTCGCGAACTTTGCAAAGGCGCGGATGACGCAGTCGCAATTCGTGAATATGTGCCACTTGGTAGCGAAAAGCCACGAAAACACAGGCGACGAATCTTGGTATGCGATGCCCCCTAGGGACGGCTCAGAATCAGGGTCCTAACTGGGAAATCGACGGGAAGCC